AAGCATGCGCGCAATATGCGGGCAGACTACACGCGCAAGACGCAAGCACTGGCAGCGCAGCGCAAGGAGATAGAAGCGCAGGCTGACCTGCTCAAACAGCAGGAGCTGCGCATTCAGCAGATGATGTCAGCGCTCACAGGCTCTGACCCTGGTGACCTTCCGGAGTATGACCCCTTCCAGCCTGAGAGCGTGATTGCTCACACAAGACAGCGGATCTACGAAGAACACATCAAGCCGCTGCAGCAGCAGGCCGCTGAAGAGCAGGCCCGGCTTGACCTTGCCAAAGTGCAGCGTGAGCACCCGGACATCTTCGATGAGCCTGAAGTCAAGGCTGAGCTTGTGGCCTTCCTGAAGGAGCGCCCCACGTACAAGCTGACTGATGGCATTGAAGTCATCCGGGCACGCTTGGCACAGCGTGAAGCGCAGGCGCAGGCAGAGCGCAGGGCAGCACAGCGCACCGCAAGCCGCACCGCAGCCCTGACAGCCACCGCAGGCGCCAGGCGCAACAGTGGCAGGCTTGCCAAGCCCTCGAGGAAGGAGCTGCGCACAATGACCGCTGCTGACATCCTGGCGCTCAGCAAGGAGCTTGACCGGCAGCGCTGAAGCCGGTAGTGTGCAGGCATAGCCCTGAAGCAGCGGTACACGTCCCGAGCACACCGCACGCAGCAGGGCAGCCACTGCAGACGCAGCACGGTACATCATCGAACCATCAAAGGAGACAGGCATGGCAGCGCCTTCTTCGGTATCCAGTACCACCCTGCGGCTGCTCATTGACAAGCTGCAGGACAACAGTTTCATTGCGCACCCGCTCTTCAAGGCCATTGAAGAGGCAGGCAACCTGAAGCGCGTGACCGGCGGTCAGCGTGTGGAGCAGCCCGTCATCATTGGCGAGCAGTCCAGCGGTCTGACGCAGGTGTCCAGCGGTTGGGAGCCAACCCCGCTGAACTTCTCTGACCCGTTCCTGACGGCCAATTTTGAATGGTGCGACATCATCGACCATGTTGGGCTCAACATCGTTGAGAAGACCAGCAACAAGGGTGAGCTTGCACGCGTCAACATCCTTGAAAGCAAGATCCGCAACCTGATGATCAACATGCGTCAGACCATCACCAAGCGCATCTTCCAGGGACCGGTTGCAACCACTGGCCCTGCAAGCCGCCTGACCAACCTGCAGACGCTGAACGGGATGACCACGGCGAGCAGCACCGGCTGGTTTGAGGGTGTGGCAGCAGCAAGCCAGGACAACACCGTCGGCGGGCTGTCAAAGACCACCTATCAGGCACAGAACTGGTTCAATCAGTTTCAGGATGCAGGCGGCACCCTGACGCTGAATGACATCGACACGCTGTACATCAACTGCATGCAGTACAACCCTGATGGCAGCCCCCCGGACATGCTCTTCCTGAGCCCGGCAGCCTATGCTGCCTTCATGAAGCTGCAGCAGGGGCAGGTGCGCTACGTCAGCACTGAAGGCCGTGGTGGTCTGGACAACGAGATGGTTGCAGAGTGGCGCGGTAGCCGCGTCTACGTTGACAACCGGCTTGGCTTCACTGCTGAAGCACCGGCAAAGGCTGTCAGCGGCTACGCTCTGACCTCTTCACAGTTTGAAGTCTACACCGACACTGATGCCTTCTTCGAGGTGTCAGAGCCGATGCGCGTGCCCGGCACCGCTGTCGAAGCTTGGTGCGTCCACACCCGTCTGCAGCTCACCACAGGCCGCCTGGCTTGTCATGGTGTCCTGCTTGACGCTGAAGCTTAGGAGCTGCAGTCATGGCTACTACTGACATCATCAACTACATTCAGGCCGGCGCTGATACCGACGTGATGAACCGGCGCAAGGTTGAAACCTTCATTGCTTCTGAAGCGATTGCAGCGCGTGACGTTGTATCGCTTGACGGCAGCCAGTCCGCTGACGGTGACAAAGCGCTGTACATCGTGAAGGCAGACACCGGCACCGGTACGGACTCTATCCCTGTTGGGGTTGCGCTTGACGCTGCAGCCGCTGCTGGTGATGAAGTGCGCGTCATTGTGCGCGGTGTGGCTGAAGCCAATGTTGCAGGCACCACTGCAGCAGGCAGCAGCCTGACCATCGGCAGCACTGCCGGGCAGCTTGCTGTGTACGCCAACACCGACACCACGCGCATCGTTGCGCAGGCGTTTGAGGCAGATACTGCCAACGTCGCCACCGTGTACGTGTATCCGGCCTACTGATCCGATCCCCCGGCACCGGGCTGCGTGGCTTCTTTCCTTCCTTGCCACAATGCAGCCCGGTGCCCCTGCCTGACAGGGTTGACCGATGAATCTGAAAGCACTGCGTGACTACTGCGGCAGCCTGCTCGATTATGACCCGGTCAATCCTACCTATACCGAGGAGCTTACAAGCTTCCTGAATGACGCACAGGGGCGGCTGCTCAATGACCGCCCGTGGGACTTTCTGGTGCAGGAGCGTGCGTACAACGTGCGCACTGATGTTGACCTGACGCTTGGTTTCACAAACGGCAGCGCATCAGTGACCGGCACCGGCTTCCCTGTCGGCACCGCTTCACTGCCGGGCAGTGAATACGAGCTGGGCACCATGCAGGTCACTGACTCTGCCGGTGTGGTTGCGCTCTACCAGGTGCGGTACGTGCAGGGCACCACGCAGCTGCACATTGACCGGCCCTTCACCGGCGTGACGGGCAGCTATGCAGTGACCTTGAAGCGCAGGAACGTGTACCTTCCTGCCGACACTGCGCAGGTCATGGCAGCCCTTGAAGACATCGTTGGCTATCCGCAGCACGTCAGCTTCTTGAGTAAGCTTGACCGTGACAGTTACTTGCTTGACCCTGACCTGCTTGGCACGCCTGAGTCATACCTTGAGGGTGAAGCAGAGTACGTGCCCGCACCGCGTGCAGTGCGTGGTGTGTCGGTGCGCACACCTGGTGCCGGTCAAGGTGTGCGGACTGTGACCGTGTATCAAGTCAACGTGCGGTGCCCTGCATACCCTGGCTTTGACAGCTACCCCGGCTTCAGCGGTGGCTTTGAATCTGGCCTGTCACCAGGGCTGACATTCAATCTGACGGACACACAAGACCTGCAGATTGACCCTGACGTGATTGACAGCAGCAGCGGCTTGTATCGGCGCTACTACTTCACCTGCACGGATGAAGGCATCGACGCACCGCGCAGGCTGCGAGACAGCAGCGGTGTGGACACCATTGCACCCCCTGGACTGCTCAGCCCGATAGCGGTCACCACGTCGCTTGCCACGCTGCAGAGTCAAGCGCTTGACACCAGCACACCGCGATACCAGCGCACGCAGAGCGGTGCACACAGAGCGGTGCAGTTTTACCCGCATCCAAGCAGTGACACACGCATGACGGTGCGCAGGCTTGTGGTGCCGCAAGACATGGAAGAGCAGCAAGATACCCCTGCTGTGCCGTCAGCGTACGCGCGTATCATTGCGTATGAAGCCCTGACGCAGCTTGCAGTCAAGGCTGACCAGACTGCCGTTGCCGCAGCTTATGAGCGCAAGCGGCAGATGATGTACAGGGGCATGGAGCAGCGGTATCTTGGCAAGCCGTCACGCCGTATTGTGAAGAACAGCAGCGGTGGCATCTATCCGACCATCTTTGGCCCGCTGACCTTCTCATGAGAACAGAAACGTACATCATCAACGCGGCAGGCGGGCTTGAAGAGCAGCTACCGCAGCAGCCTGCCAACGCTGAGAAGGTTGAAAACTGGCGCCTGGATCGGCGCAGTGGGGGATGGTCTTCAAGGCTTGGCTATGAACCCTTCAGGCCGGGCAATCAGGGCACGTGGGCACCGTTCGACAGTGACGGGCCTGTGTATGGCCTGCACTGCGCGCAAGCCCTGGCAGGAGGCGCACGTCAGCACCTCCTGTACTGTGAAGGGGGCAACCTCTGCCTGCTGTATGAAGCGCGGGCTACCGGGGTAGCACCGCAGAAGGTGGTCATGCAGAGCGGGCGCAGCGTGCCTGCACCGACAGAGCCCGGTCCCACCTTCTTAGATACTCCGCACGGCACCGTGGTGTGCAATGGGTATGACCGGCCTGTGCTGGTCAAGCCCTGGCCGTTGTCAGGCAGCACCACTGAAGTCACAAGCACCATCAGCCAGTGCATCAGGCCGCTCGGCTTTGAAGCCAACCCTGCACCGCCTACACCGCGCAGGGTGCAGCCTATGCCTGTGTCAGTGGCGAGCAGCACCGGCACAGGGGGCGGCGCTGTGACCTTGTGGTGCCTGGCTGACACTGAAGCGGTGGCTGACGGTGGCAGATGGGGCATCGGCTTCAAAGAGAACACCGGCAGCGCACCAGGTCAGCAGACCCTTGTCAGCTACGCCTGCTCCTTCATCACTGACACAGGTTCTGAAGGCCCGCGCAGCACGCTTGCAACCACAACGTGGGAGCTCGAGAACGGTGCGAATGGCTTCAGGTACGCAACCGCGCTGACGCTGCCCTATGGCCCTGAAGGGACCGTAGCGCGCAAGGTGTACCGCACTGCAAACTATTCAGATGACGCTGCGGTACCCGGTGACACCACGCTGTACTTTGTCGGGCTGATACGCAACAACGTCGATGATGTCTTCTTTGATGCGGTCAGCAGCGCAGCACTTGATGAACCGGCACCACTGGTCAATGCAGGCCCCTTCCCCGCGCCACGTGCGCGCTTCAGCGCAATGTTCCGGCAGTGCCTCTTCTTAGACGGTGGAGTAGATGACGCGTACACGCTCTACTACAGCGCACCGTCACGCATTGAGCAGTTCAGCGTGCTGCAGTCTTTGGAGCTGGGCAGTGAAGGCGGTGGCATCACTGCGCTGTATGGTGACTACACCTTGCTTGTGGTGTTCAGAGAACGCGGCATTGATGTGGTGCAGGGTGACTACGTGGCAGGCTTCACTGTCAGCACCATTGACCGCACCGTAGAAGTCAAGGCACCGCACAGCGTGCAGCGCGTGCCGGGCCTCGGTGTGCTCTTCCTGGCTTCTGACGGCGTGTATGCGGTCACAGGGGGCCTGCAAGGTGGTGCGGTGCTGGACATCGTGAAGCTGAGCGCAGGCTATGAAGACACGATTGCCCGCATCACACCAGACTGCCAGGCGCGTGCCGTCAGCGTGTACAGCGCAGCACGGCGAGAATATCAGCTGTATGTGCCCACTGACGGCAATGACCGGCCTGACCTTGCGCTGGTTCTCCACACTGACAAGCTGCAGCGCAGCCCTGATGTCAGTCCGTGGTCAACCCGCACCGGCTTTCCTGTCGGTGCCATCACAACCACGCAGGCCGGTGAAGTGGTCTTTGGTCACAACACCGGCAACGAGACGGGCAACAACACCAGTGAGCGCGGCTTGTTTGTCATCAGCGGCAGACGGTCAATGGGCGGCACGCTGAGCACTGATGTGGTGCCGGTGTTTCAACCTGGTGCTGCTCCTACTTCCACGTACCGCAGCGCGTGGAACGACTTCGGTGATCCGCAGCTGCTGAAGCAGGTGCAGTACGTGACGGTGTGGGTGATGACCACAGGCAACCCACAAGTGACGCTGCGCTGGTACAAAGACTTCAGCCTAACAGCCACCACAGAGCGCACATACGTCATGCAGCCACCTGACGCGTCTGCCCTGGCTGTATATGACTCTGCCGTGCTCGGTGTGGCTTCATACCGGAACGAGCGCATGGTGCCGCTGCGCTACGCGGTGGCAGTGCAAAGCTGCGCGCACTTTGCCTTTGAAATAGAGACTTCAGATGACATTGTGCTGATTGGCTTTGAGTACGGGTACACCGTCAAGGGCACTGAAGTAGCCAGGGGGCGCAGGGCATGAAGCGTTGGACACAGCGTGAAGCACTGACCGGTGTGACCGTCAGCCCTGACAGCATCAATGAAGAGCTGCGTGCACAGCAGAGCAGCATCGCCACGCTTGACCGCACGCAGATGCCTGCCGCACTCGTCGACGAGAACAACAGCGCTGCAGGCGCTTTCATGCGCGTCTATGCTGCGCGCTTTGCTGGTGATGCAGGTGGCGAGCAAAACGCAGCCAGGGACACCAGCACGGTCAGCAACGGCTGGCAGTGTGTCACCTATCAAAGCAGCCTCAGTGGTTGGCAGAACATCGGCAGCGCGCTGACCTTCAGTGACTACAAAGGGGGCACGCTCTACGGTGAATGGTCAGGCAACGCGATGATCATGCCTGCCTTCTGCG